CCTGTTTTAGAACCAACTTTAACAGTAATTATTTTTGGCGCTGATGAGGAACCATATTCTTCTGGATTTGGTAAACCTATCTTTGAACCTGGTACAGTACAAAAAACTTCTTTTGAACTAGAACTAAAGCTTACAAGACCGTCACTGTTAGAACTGGAGATAACGTAAGTTCTAGCAAGTGTGCTTGCACCAGAGTTTAAAGTTCCAAAACCAACTTCAAAGTTATTTGTTCCATTTTCAAAGATACAGTAATAAGTGGTGTTGTCTCCACCAATACCTGCAGCAAAAGTTTCAAAACCAGTTACCGCTCCACCGAGTGTTAGAGTACCCGTTCCTGAAGTTGTAGAAGTTTCTTTAACCCTATCGTTTAATTTAAACGCCATATTTAATTCCTATTACGATGTTAAACTAATAATTGCATTCGCTGGTGTACTTGGATCAGGGAACACAATAGTGAAATCACCATTGGTCGCTGTCTTTGTTCCACCAAAATCTAAAACTACACACAACTTATCTGATTTATCATCATTATATATTGCACCAAATGCTGCTCCAAAAGTTGCACTTGAATAAGTTAGATTATCAAAATCAACTGTCGCTGTTCCTGTTCCAGTTGCAACGGCTTGGTTTTGTAATACTTTACCTGCAGTAACATAATTACTACCTGAACCCGTGCTAACTTCATTAGTAGTTAAATATGCCGTGCTTGCTGTTGTGTAAGGATTAGATGTGTACAATGGTAGTCTAAAGCTATCACCTCCGTTCGCAAAATTATGCGTCCCTGAAAGTAATTCGCTTTTAAAACTGTGTGGTACTATATTTGCCATATTTTATCTCCTTAGTATTTAGATGGTGGCTCTGATCTTATAGGAGTACGAATAGCACCATCTTGATATTCGTCTCTACGTCTTCTACCTTGTTGTTCAATAGAATACGATTGCATAGCTCTTCTAAAAGAAGCTTCATAGTATTGTAGCATATCTGCTGGTCCTTTCAAGTATCCATATGCCTCCACTAAGCATGCATACAATAATAAATCTTGATATTTATTAGACACATAAGTTCCTACATTTGAAGCTGGATTTGCCGTTGTTGGCAAAGTTGTGCTTGTTATGCTTACTGGTTGTTTTACGTATGCCAAAGTTATTTCAAAATTTGAGTTAGGAGTAGGGGCCACCAACCAAAAATTAGCGTCCCAATTTCCATAATATTTAGGAAGACCCGAAGCTGTTCCCGGTGTGTTATAAAACTCAGACATAAAACTAGTATCTCTTTTCTGTAAATATGTTTGATTACCTGATGCGTCTTTTAATTGTACATATCTAATTATTCTTAAATCAGAGGGAATAGTTACATATCTATTTCCACTAATTAATGTTGAAGTTGCATAAAATCTGTTATCATCAGAGTCAGATTCTCTATAAATTCTATTTTCAGCGTTTTTAATAATTGTATCTAATACGGTATCAGATAAAACACCGCTATCTACTTCTGTATAATCTCTAATATTAGTTCTTAAATTATCTAAAGTATATGCCATATTATGGTGTTAAAGTTACTGGTCCTGCAGTAACCGTCATCCCTCCTGAATTTTCTGTAACAGATGCATTAACTCCTAATGCAAAAGTATAATTATTTGTTCCTGTAACAGTTATACTAAATCCTGATGCATTTTCAAATGTAGAAATAGATACTCCACCGGGAGATCCTTGCACATTTCTAAATCTAACAGTATCACTTGTGCTTCTGCCATGACTAGGTTCTGTAACTGTTACTGTTCCACTTCCTGATGTTAAAGAAAAAGGATCTCCAGGTAATAAATTTTGTGTAGCTGGCTCTGTTCTCGCGGGTCTTGCATCTTGTAATCCTTGAGGATCACCTCTGTGTGTCTTAGGTTCTAGTTGTGGATGTTTTTCTTCAAACTCAGATACATGAACTCTTGATCCATTCCACTCTTTAACCATCTCTTTGTATGGAAACTCCATACCAGATCTGTCAGATATAAATTTTGCATTTTTTCCTCTACTTAAATTTGCCATTATACACTCGGATAATAAGTTTTAGGAGTTATAAAAGAACTAGAAGAAGAACCATCTTCATTTAACGCTCTTTGTAACTCATCTTCATATAACATTTTTAAAACTTGTATTCTATCTGGAGCATATTTTTGCGCTAAATAATACGCTAAACCAGCTATCATGCATGGAACAAATCTATACGGTACATCTGCATCGTTAGTATAATCTCCTGCATCTTGAATTCTTTTAACATAATAATAATTTAATTTTTTTCCTGCTTCATCGCTTCCAGGTGTTAGATATAAAGTTATCGTAACTCTGTCTATGAGCCTTTGAACATAATATTGTGTAGGAACACCTGTATCAGTTTTATTTGAAAGAGCTTGATATGCAGATCTATTTATTTTTGTTAACGGAAAATCTACATTATCAGCGTTTCTAAAAGATGCCTCTAATACATCGTCTACTCCATAAACAGCAGTTGCACTTGATGTACCATCAGATGTTGATCTAAACATCGTATAAACATTTTGATTATTAACTAGTGTTATGTCGTTGTTTGCAATTTCCCAATAATGTAGTCCTCTATTAGACCACTCTTGAAAAATAATATTTAAGGATCTTCTAGCTGATTTTAATTGATATCCACTTACGCCTTGAATACCTATTCTTTCATAAGATTCCTCTACAATATCTGCAATAGAAAATCCTTTTTCGAACGTTGCTGTTCCAGAAGTTGTATTAGCCATTTAAGATCCTATTTGTCTATGATGACAGTTACCGTAGCATTTGATATAGCTGAAACAGTCATTCCACCATCAAATACAATTCCATCCTCTGCAAGATTATATGCGAATACATCTCCTGCTGGAACATCTACTTGAAACTGTGTTACTGAATTTCCATCCTGCAAAGTAACTGAACCTGCAGAACCTGACGATGCTAATATAATTCCTCTTAGTCTTGTTCTACCTGCAAATACAGAACCTGTTCCTGCTTTTCTAACTGCTTTTACGTCTGATTTCATTTTTTATATTCTCCAAAATTTATGTGGGGCCGAAGCCCCACATTAAATTAATTAACCTTCTAAGCCAGCGTCGACAACTGTGTATGTAAATACACCAGTTACTGTTCCGCCTGTAGCTGCAGATGAACCAACACTACCTGTAACAGTAGATGCTGCAGTAATTCCTCCTGCAACGACTAATGCACCATCGGCACCTTTTAAAGTACCTTTAGTATCACTGTCAACTTCGTTAAAGAAACCATCTGGATCAGCAGAAGTTCCAATATCAACTGTTGGGTTAGTACCACCTGTAGATCCTCCAATAGTCATGAAAGAAATAGGAACAGCACCTGTTGGTAAAACAAATGTTTCACCTGCAGTTGCAGATGTTCCAATTCTAACAGCTGTTGCAGAACTTTGAGTTGGATCAAATGAAATAACTTCTGATAAAGTTACAACACTTGGTGTTGCGTTTCCTTTTCCAGCACCGCCGTTTGATCTAACGATACCTTGGAATGTAGTTGTAGCCATAGTATTATCCTCCTAATTACGTTCACATAGTCTTTAGGCCGTCGACTATACGCGTCTATGTAAACTTTAATGTATAGTAATAAGTTTATATATCAGATTTACGCAGAGCGCAAGAGGGCGTGTAATGTGGATTGATTTTTTCCAACGATGTAGCTTTTTATTAAGTAGCTACAGAAACTTCAGGTGCAGCTTCATCTATCTTAATTTGCATATGCTCTTTTTGAGCCTCTGCAAGTTTAATATGGCTAATTACGTCTCTGACTTTTCTGTCAATCTTAACCATATTGAGAGTGTATCTACCCTCTTTAAGATGCTCCTGCTCCCATTCGAGATCCAGACCCTTTTTCTTCGTGTAAAGGTCGTTTAGATGTTGCATCATGTTCTCCATCTATAACCTCCTCATAGGTTATACGTTTTACCCTGGGATCATTCATTTCTCCAAGATATTCCCATTTTATATCAGATTTTCCTAATCTGTCAACTATAGCATTTTCTATATCAATGGGTGAATCGATGCATGTAATTTGAAAATCAGCGTGCATTTGATATGCAAAAATTTGAACTCTGAATTTTGTTGGTTGCATTTTTCCTTTCTATTTTACAAATGAGGCGGGATTGTGTCCCGCCTCAAATTATTTAGTATTAAGCACCTGGTGATGCAAAGATACCTCTGAAGTCAGATACTCCAAACGAATATCTTTCTCTAGCTTTGTATCTTACGTTACCAGTATCGAAGTCACCTTCCATTGCAGTTTTGATAGGTGATCTGTCAAAGTACTTCATACCATTTGGTACGTCAGTGATAATGTAAAACGCATCTGGATCAGTTAGGAAGTTATTAATCACATAACCTTGTGGTAACATTCCCATTGACGCTATTGCGTTGATGTCATTATCAGCTGTTCCAACTCTACCTTGAGATTTCATTAATCTCTCAGCCGTGAACTGAAGCTCTGAAGGAATAATCATTTTCATTCCTCTTGCAGCAATTTTTAGACCTCTTTCGTCTGTCATTGCAGCAATGTCAATCATTGATTGTTCCAACGAAGTTTCGTTCAAGTCTGCAGCAGTTGTTAAAGTGTTTTTAACAGTTCCAGCTACAGTTGGGTGAGCAGTGTTGAATAGTGTTACACCATCACCTGATTGGAAGCTTCCAGACGGTAAACCGTTAATTAACGGACTTACAGCTTTGACTTGCTTCGTGTTTGCCATGGATCTAGCTAATGCTTTTGTATATCTGCTAGCCAGTCTGTCATACAGGTTATCCTCAATAGCTTCTTCAGTTATCGCGAAGGCAAGAGCCACAGTTTCGTGTGTATATCTTGCAGTGTATGTCTCTTGAGCGTTGTCAAAAGTTACACCTGATCCTTCTGGTTTAACTTGAGCTTGAGCGAACCCTGATAACATGACTTCCTCTTCAAACGCTCTGTCTGAAGATTCTGTAGCATATATCTCAGCATGCTGATTCTCATAACGTTTATATTCCAGGCCGAATAAGGCATTCAAACCTGGCTCTAGTTCCTTGACTAGTTGTCCTCTACTTATCGCCATAATTATATACTCCTTATATTATATGCCCGCTTCTTGTTTCAAGAAGTGCTCGTTAATAGTAACAACAAAATTTACGTTTGCAGAAGTTAAGTCGTTATTGTCCGGGTCTCTAGAAACACCGATAACCTTTAATTGGCCATCAGAAGTTGCTAAATCTCCATCATCTAACTCAACTTTCGAAACGAAATTTGGTGCAGCCCCAGCTGTATAAGCGATATTAGCTACATTACCAATATCTGTTTGTGCTGAAGCGCCCGAGTTGTTTGATTGAACTTCGAACCTTTCATAAGGATCATCTGCCACAAAACCGACAATGTCGCTTGCTGTGTTAGATGCCTTTAAATGGTTCGCAAATGTTGGTTTGCTTGTTGAAGCATCAGTGAAAAAGACACCATTGAGTGCTCCTAATAAAACATCACCTGCTGCAGCTACTCCAATTGTTCCAGTAGCTAACATTTCTACTGGGTCGTTTTGGAATATCGCTGTAGCACTTGCTGCGATATCATACTCGGATAAACCTTGGTTGTCTCTATTCTGACCAACTTTTCCTAGTGCTTTCAAACCGAAAGCGGCGTCTTTATTTGCCATAGTTGTGTCCTCCTTTAGACATTCATTGATTTATCCTTTGATGGTAAAGAATTCTTTTTAGGATTTCTTCGTACCACCGAAGGTTACACGAGTCTGTCGATCAACATTGATCGGCATACTTGGATGCTGTTCCTTCATAAGATCGTTGTCTACCGCTTCTACCTTATCACCATGTTGTTTAACATAGTATTCAGATCTTTGCTTTGCGATCTCTTCCGGTACCCTTGCCAGCACAAGGCCACCAACTCCGATCACTCCCTTGTATTTACCATCTTCAACCATTGGATAATCTGAATCTGGATATTCATCAGCTCTCACTAATTCGTATCCCGATCTTATTCTTCCAGAAATATTTTTGGTATCCTGAAAGCCCATAGATTCTACTCTTATCCATCTATGTTGAAAACCTGTCGGTGCAGGGGGTGCATCTAAAGATGACGGGGGAGCCCAAACTTTTTTCTGAGATGTTTTCTCTCTAGTCTGACTCGCACGGGATGCTCTTTTATCATTATTATTTTCCATATGCTTACGCCTCCTTCGTGATTTTTAATTGTTTCGCATATTCTTCAAGTGGCACACCTAATTTTTTAGCGATTGCTACCTGTGATGATGTGAGTCTCACAGAGTTTTTGCGACCGGTATTTGTACTTCGCTTCGCTGAAGCTACTGTTTGTACAGGTTTGGCCGTAGTTTCTCCCTTATCACTATTATTAGCAAACTTGTGTGGGAATTCAAGTCTTATTCTTTTATCTATTTCAGAATAATACTCGTCACTTGATGGGTCAAAACCTTCATCTTCAGTCAACTTTTTGTGAAGATCAAAAGCAGTGTAAGTCATGGCTGTATCTTGTCCAAACCATGAATTTTTACTAGCCCAATCTTCAGCTTTTGGATCAGGTGATCCAGCAGAAGCCGTCTGTCTATTTAG